TGGGACGGATTCCGGTCCCCTCTCTTTTAAGCGATGAATGAAACGGCAATCTTCTTAGACGATTTCGGCGTCCCGGTCGTTGCTCCAGGCGGAGCGACGGGGAAAGGTATTTTAGACGCGCCGGACTCCGTCATTGCCGACGGTCTGGTCCTCTCGACCGGCTACAACCTGACTTGCGAAACCTCGAAGTTCGGCAACCTCAAGAGCGGCGAAATGATCCGCGTAAGCGGCGCGCTCTATCAGGTTCGCGAGGTCCGGAAACTTACTGACGGCGTCTTTTGCGCCATTCAACTCTCGAAAGTATGACCAAACGCGAGCAAATCCTCGAGACTATCGCCGAGAAACTCCGGGAAATCCCGGAGCTCTCCGAGTCGATTTTCCGCTCGCGCGTCGACGCTCTCACTCGGGACGAAAGCCCGGCGGTCCTCGTCGAGCCTCTCGCGGACCAGGCGGAGCAAACCACCATTCCGCGGCTTGATTGGACCCTGACCGCTCGGGTCTCTGTTATCGTCCGCGGCGACTCTCCCCATCAAATCGCCGACCCCTTTGTCGAGGCGATTCATTCCAGAATTACCGAGGACCTCTCCCTCGGGGGGCTTGCGCTCGACGTGCAACCCTCGAACGTAAGTTTTCAATTTCTCGCGGCGGACCAAATCGCGGGAGTCGTCGAAATGGATTTCCGGATTATTTACAAAACGGATCTCAAAAACCTTTCCACAATCTAAGGGGGTATAAGACTCATGGCCTTGCTCACTCGTAAACGGACCGTCCTCGCAAAAATCGAAACCAGCTACGGCGTCGACCCGAACCCCGCGGGCTCGGCCGATGCAATCCTCGTAAAGAACTTGAACCTTACCCCTCTGAATGCTGAGACGGTCTCCCGGGACCTGATCCGCCCCTATCTCGGCAACTCGGAAACGCTCCTCGCGACGTCGTCGGCTTCGATCGACTTTGAGGTCGAGATTGCCGGCTCGGGCGCAACGGGTAAGCTCCCCGGTTACGATTGCCTCCTCCGCGCCTGTGGCTTTGAGGCGACCACGATCACCGAGGAAATTGATATCGAGCGCGTCGGCCAAGTCGCAACCGCGACCCTCGCCGCTCACGGTTTCTCGAACGGCGACCGCGTAAAAATCTCGGGCGCTGGCGAAACGGAGTATAACGGCGAGTTTGAGGTCTACGGCGTCACGGCTAACACCTTCGACTTTACGGTCGTCGGTACGCCCGCCACGCCCGCAACCGGGACCCCGGTCGTCGGCAAGCGGATTGAATACAAGCCCGTCTCCGAGGGAATCGAGAGCGTGACCCTGCATTTCCATATTGATTCGGTCCGGCACGTCCTGGCCGGAGCTCGCGGGACGGTCGAGTTTTCGATCTCCGCGCGTCAAATTCCGGTCATGCGGTTTACGTTTACCGGGCTCTACTCGACCCCGACCGATACGCCCGCACCGACCGCGGATTTTTCGAAATTCCAACTCCCGCAAGTCGCCAATACCCAATTTACGACTAACTTCTCGCTGCATGGGTATGCCGGCGTCCTCGAGAGCATGAGCTTGAACCTCGCGAACGACGTGCAATATCTCTCGCGGATCGGTCAAGAAAACGTCCTGATTCTGAACCGCCAACCGGCCGGGACCTTTCTGATCGAGGCGCCGACCATTGCGACGAAAGACTTCTTTACGCTCGCTCGCAATGCAACCCCGGGCCTCATGACGATTACCCAAGGCACGGTCGGCGGTAACAAGGTCAAGATTGAAGCGGGATCCGTCACGCTTCAAAACCCGAGCTACCAGGACACCGACGGGGTGCATTTCCTCTCGATTCCTTTCACGGCGCAACCCGTGAGCGGTAACGACGAAATCGTCCTGACCGTCTTCTAAGAAATCGTTTTAAGCCTAAAACCTGATTCGCTAGCGTTGGGGAATGTTTATCCTAAAACATTCCCCAACTTATTTCTGGCCGGTCAAGGTCGAGGTCCCCGTCTCCGGCGGCAAGTATGAACGGCATACTTTCGACGCGGAATTCCGGCGCCTCTCTCAATCGCGAATGCTCGAGATCGGGGGCTTGATCGAGAAATCCCAAATCACGGACGTCGAGCTCGCGCGCGAGGTCCTGGCCGGATGGAAAGGCGTCCAAGACGACGGCGGGAGCGAGGTCCCCTACTCCGAGGGGGCTCGGGATTCGCTCCTCGATATCCCGCTCGTTGCCGCGGCGGTCGTTATGGCTTTCTTTGAATCCGCATCGGGCGCCAAAAGAAAAAACTAGAGGGCGCCGCTCGGGTTTGGGCCTCCGGGGGGCGCGCTAAACCAGGCGCTAAAGGCTCGATCGAAGAGGACCTCGCCGCTTTCGGCGCTCCGCCGGAGCTCCTCGAGCAACTGGAGAGGCAAGAGGCGTCCGCGGCTTACGAGGTTTTCCCGGAGAATTGGGACGCGGTTAGGCTCTTTTGCTCGCTCGCGACCCAATGGGTTTACGCCGGGACGGGCGATATTGTCGGGCTAAATTATCAGTCCGTCGATTTTATGCTGCGAATTCACGCGGTAGCATCTCCCTTAGACGTATTCTCCGATATCCAAGTCCTCGAGGCGGAGGCTTTGCGGACGCTTCGGGAGAAAGACTAACGAATGGCATTCAACCCCTCGAGCGTAACTTTTGAGATTGCCGCCAAGGTAAGCGGCGAGCAAGCGGTCGCGGCTCTTTCGCGCTCCCTCAATACGCTTTCGACGAATGCCGATAAAACCGAGTCGCGATTCGGTAAGCTCGCTTTCGGACTCAAAGCCTTTGCCGGCGCTTTCGCGATTCGCCAAGTCGCGGGCTTTGCCTCCGGCATTCTGCAAGCCGCGGACGAAACAAAGACCATGGCCGACTCGCTCGGCATTGGCACCCAGGCGCTTTCTAACCTCCGCGGGGCGGCAGAGCTCACTAACCTCGGAGTCGACGCGCTCTCCGTCAAGGTTAAGAAACTCGCCGTTAATATCGGCGAGGCGACCGCCGGCAACGGGAAAGCCGCTTCCGCATTTAAGACGCTCGGGATCTCCCTCCGCGACTCCTCGGGCGATACCATCAAAGCCGACGCCGCAATCTTTGCAATCGCGGACCGCTTCAAAGAAATGCAAGACGGACCGGAAAAGGCGGCGCTCGCGGTCCGCCTCTTCGGTAAGTCCGGCGCGGAAATTATCCCGCTCCTCAATATGGGGAGCGAGGCTATCCGGCAATACGGGCTCGCGATTAGCGATTCGTTTGGGGAGCAAGCCGACGAGTTTAACGACCGGATTTCCGAGATCGGATTCGCGTTTAAGAATCTCGCGATTGAGGGGCTCTCGACCCTCCTCCCGACGCTCAAGCAAATCGCCGACGCTATGCTCGCATTCGTCCGCGAGTCGAGCGCGTTTACCCCCGTCTTTACGATTATCGGCGAGACGGTCCGCCTGGCTACCGCGGCAATCCTTGGTTTCTCCATCGCGATTAAAACGGCGTTTAATGATATCAACGGATTGCTTTGGCAGGGCGCGAACATTTTTCAAGCTTTTGCCAACGGTTTTCCAATGGTTTTTACGATGCTCGTCTCCAAGATTCGAGCCGTCGTTACCGGAAACTTTGACGCTCTCGAGCAAATCGACCGGGATTTCGCTACATTCTACAACCGCAACGCCGAGCGGTTTAAACTCAACTTCGCATCGATCTCGGACCAGTGGAAGAAATCCGGCGAGGAGATCGAAAACAGCGCCACGACGAAAGCATTTAAAAAATTGCTCTCGGACTCAGTTCTTTTCGGAGAGGACGGAGCGGCTCAACGCGCGCTGGCCTCGACCGCTCCCGCGAAGCGGCCAAAGAAAGCCGGAAACCTCTCCGGATCGGACGAGGAATCCCAGGAACGCAAATACGAGCGCGCGGAAGCGGCGATTAGGAAAGTCCAAGAGGAGGGGTCAAAGCTCCGCGCGGAGTATGCGCTCCAGGAAAAGACCCTCGGCATTCTTACCCCCGCGGTCGAAAAGCAACGAATCGCGATTGAGGAAAATGCCAAAGCCAACGCGGAAGCGGCCAAGCTCATCCCCGAGCGCCGGGCGGAATACCTGAAAGAAGCGCAAGCCGTGAGCGAGCTCAGGCAATCGCTGATCGACCTCCGCGAAGCGCAAGAGAGCGACCCGGGCGTCGGCGTGAAGCGCGCCGTTAACGACTATTTGCAAGAGGCTCAAAACGTCGCCGCGCAAACGGACAACGCGCTTTCCAACGTATTCCAAGGCGCCGAGGACGCGCTCGTCGATTTCGTCTCGACGGGTAAGCTCAGTTTCCGCGACCTCGCGAATTCGCTCATTAAGGATATTTCCCGAATCGCGATCAAGTCCGGGATTATCGCTCCCCTCCTCGGAGGCATTTCTAGCCTCTTCGGGGGCGGCGGGACGGGACTCTCGGCCGGCGGACCGATTGCGATTCCCGGCATTGCATACGCTGCAAAGGGCGGGATCATGACGGCGCAAGGGATGCTCCCGCTCAATACCTACTCGACGGGCGGGATTGCGCGCTCCCCTCAACTCGCCGTGTTTGGCGAGGGGCGGACTCCCGAGGCTTACGTCCCGCTCCCGGACGGAAAGCGGATCCCGGTCGCCATGCAAGGCGCCCCAGGGGAAACCTTTAACGTGAGCGTTACCGTCAACACGTCGGGCGGGGAGCAAGTCGCCGGCGACCGCCAAGGCGCCGAGCTCGGGCGCGCGATTGCCGCGGCCGTCCGGAGCGAGCTTATTTCGCAGAAACGTCCCGGAGGACTCCTCGCGTGATTTTCGTTTACGTCCCTGATTTCGGAGCAACCGTTAGCAAGCGCCCGCGGGTCCGCGCCGCTCAATTCGGCGATGGGTACGAGCAACGCCAATCCTGGGGAATCAACCGCAACCCCGACGTCTGGAACCTCCGGTTTCAGAATCGGTCAAAGGTCGAGGCGGATGCAATCCTCGCATTCCTCGACGCTCGAGGTGGGGTTGAGGCGTTTGAATGGACTCCGCCCGACGAGGCGGTCGGTAAAAAGTTCATTTGCCGCGAATGGTCCCGCTCGATTGACCGGCATGATTTTTACACGGTCTCGGCGTCGTTCGAGGAGGTTTTTGAGCCGTGAGCCTCTCGGCGGAAATTCAGAAGCTCGCTCCTTCCGCGGTTATCGAGCTTTTCGAACTCGACCTGACCGACTTGGGCGACCAGGTTTACCGCTTCCACGCCGGGACGAATGAGCTCTCGCAGAATATCGTATGGAACGGGGAGACCTATACGCGCTTTCCCGTCCAAGCCGAGGGGTTTGACCTAACGGGTAACGGCCAAATCCCACGCCCAAGGCTTTCGGTCTCTAACGTTTTCGGCTCAATTACGGCGCTCATTCTCACCTTTGGGGATCTCCTCGGAGCAAAGCTCACACGCCGGCGAACGCTTGCGAAATACCTCGACGCGGTCAACTTCGCGGCCGGAAACGCGCTCGCGGATCCTACGGCCGAATTCCCCGCGGACGTCTATATCGTCGACCGCAAGGTTTCCGAGGCGCGGGACGCGGTCGTTTTCGAGCTCGCCGCTCCCTTTGACCTGGCCGGAATAGCGCTCCCTAGGCGCCAGATCATTCAAAACACTTGTCCGTTTAAGTATCGCGGGACCGAATGCGGCTACGCCGGAACGAACTATTTCGACACGTCCGACGAGCCCGTCGCAACCCAGGCGCTCGACCGTTGCGGCAAGCGCTTGAGCTCCTGCAAGGCGCGATTCGGCGAGGTCGCTCAACTCCCCTTCGGCGGATTCCCGGGCGCCGGGTTGTTTAGGTAATGCGCCCCAATACTAAAAGCCTCGCTCTCGAGTATGCGCTTTGGAACGCGCCGCGGGAGGCTTGCGGGCTTGTCCTCGTCCGCAAGGGTAAGGAGGAGTTTTTCCCTTGCCGCAATATCGCCGAGGACGCGCAAAACTTTATCCTCCATCCCGACGACTACGCCTCCGCCGAGGACCGCGGGGATATTGTGGCGGTATTCCATTCCCACGTCGAACAATCGCCAAAACCCTCCCAGGCGGATCGGGTCGCTTGCGAGGCGTCTGGACTCCCTTGGTATATCGTCTCCGTCCCGGCCGGCGAATGGGACTACCTCGAGCCCTGCGGATATAAGGCGCCTTTGATCGGGCGGGAATACTCCCTCGGCGTCCTCGATTGCTACACCATTATTCGAGACTTTTACCGTCAGGAATTCAAAATCGAGCTCCCCGATTTCGACCGACGCGGAAAGTTTTGGGAGCGCGGCGAGCAACTCTACTTAGAAAAATACCGCGAAGCGGGATTCGAGAAAGTATTTGAAGCGAACCCCCGTCGCGGGGATATTTTTCTACTACAGCTATTTAATAACGTCGTCTCTCACGCCGCGATTTACCTGGGAGACGGGGTTATTTTGCACCATTTAGAGGGGAGACTTTCGACGCGTGAAGTCTACAACGGCCACTACCAAAAACACACGGTCGCAACCCTCCGGCATGGCAAACTTGCGCGTTGTTAAGCTCTACGGCGAGCTCGGAAAGCGCTTCGGGCGGGTGCATCGCTTTGCTATCCGGACGCCGGCGGAGGCTATCCGCGCGCTGACGGTCAACTTTCCAGGCTTTGAAAAGCATTTAATCGACTCCGGCGCTCGAGGCGTCGGCTACCGGGTCGGCATCGGCCGCGAGGACCTGGGGCTCGACGAGCTCCACAACCCCGCCGGCCGCGAGTCGATCCGGATTGTCCCGGCAATCTCCGGCTCGGGCGACGTCGGAAAAATTCTCGTCGGGGCGGCTCTCGTAACGGCCGCGGTCCTCCTTACTCCGGCAACGGGGGGCGGCTCGCTTGCGTTGCTTGGCAAGGTAGGAATGGCGGTCGGGGTAAACCTTGCGCTGAATGGCGTCGCCGGCATTCTCACGCCTAACCCCAAGGTCACGGCGCCCCAGGAATCCGAGTCTAACCGCCCCTCTTATCTCTTCAACGGACCCGTAAATACGACGCAACAAGGTCAACCCGTCGCGCTTTGTTACGGCTCGCTCATCGTTGGAAGCGCCGTCGTGAGCGCCGGCACGTCGACGGAGCAACTCGGGTCCGGGTATTTCGGTTGGTTTGAAATCGAACCCTTTACGATAGGTTTATAAATGGCTGAGCAAAAGGATACGCTCGTTTCTAAAAGCTACGCGCGGATCCTCGACGTCGTCTCCGAGGGCGAAATCGAGGGGCTTGTCGACGGGGCGCGCTCGATTTACCTCGACGATACTCCCCTCCAAACCCTGATTAACGGCGTCCCGGTCAATAACTTTGCCGATATCGCCTGGACGGAGCGCAAGGGAACCCAAGCGCAAGACTACATCGAGGGGTTTCCGTCGGTTGAAAATCAAATCAACGTCGGCGCCGAGGTGAAGCTCGCGACTCCTTACGTCCGGACGATTACCAACGCGGACCTCGACTCCGTCCGGATCACGATTCAGATTCCGGCGCTCACCGTCACCGATATCAATACCGGCGATATCCGCGGAACGGATATACCGATCGAAATTTCCCTTTCCTCGAACGGCGGGCCCTACGCCTCCCAGGTGAAGGAATATATCATCGGAAAGGCGTCGAGCCCGTACCAGCATTCCTACGTCGTGAAGCTCGCCGGAGATCCGCCTTGGACGATTAAGGTCGAGCGCCTCGCCGCGGAATCAACTAGCGCCTACATTCAAAATAAACTTTTCGTCGCGAGCATTACCGAAATTATCGAGTCGAAACTTCGCTACCCTAACTCCGCGCTCGTCGGAATGGTCCTCGACGCCTCGCAATTCTCGACCCTCCCGACCCGCGGCTATCATATCCGCGGAATCAAAGTCCGGGTGCCGGACAACACGACGACGCGCGAGGACGGGTCTCTCGAGTATGACGGGAACCCTTGGACGGGAAACTACCGCGTTAGCTGGACGTCTAACCCGGCTTGGGTCCTCTTCGATCTCCTGACGTCCGCGCGCTATGGCTTGGGCTCCTACCTCGACGAGAGCGCGATTGATAAATGGGCATTCTACCAGGCGGGGCGCTATGCCGACGAGCTCGTCCCGAATGGAAAAGGCGGGCTCGAGCCGCGATTCTCGGCTAACCTCTACATTCAAAGCCGCGAGGAGGCTTTTAAGGTTATCCAAAACCTCGCCGCGATTTTCCGCGGTATGCTTTTCTGGCAAGGCGGAACGCTCACGTTAAGCCAAGACGCCCCGACCGACCCGTCCTATTTGTTCACGGCGGCAAACGTAATTGACGGAGCGTTTACCTACCAAGGCGCAAGCCTGAAAGCCCGCCATTCGGTCGCGCTCGTAACGTGGTTAGACCCCTCGGATATGTACCGGCAAAAGGTCGCTTACGTCGAGGACGCGGACGCCGTCGCGAGGTTCGGGATTATCGAAACCGAAATCGCGGCGATGGGATGCACGTCCGAAGCGCAAGCGATCCGGGTCGGTAAATGGCTTTTATACACCGAGCAAAACGAGAGCGAGACCGTTTCCTTTCGGACCGGGCTCGAGGGCGCAATGGTCCGCCCGGGACAAGTCGTCGCGATCTCGGACCCGGTTAGGGCCGGCGAGCGCATGGGCGGACGCATTGCCGCGGGTACGGTTGACTCCGTCACGGTCGATTCGGACCTTTCCGTCGACCCGGTCGGCGCCGAGCTCTCCGTCATGCTCCAGACGGGAGCGGTCGAGGTCCGGACCGTAACGTCGGCCGCGGGTCGCGTCTTGTCGGTGGGGATTCCATTCTCGGAAGCGCCTGGGGCGCCGAGCGTTTGGATGCTTCAGACGCCCGCGATCGAGAATCAATATTTCCGGGTAATCTCCGTCGCCGAGCCCGAGCCCGGGATTTATGAAATCTCCGCGCTTGCCTACCGGCCGGAGAAATACGACGCCGTCGAGAGCGGGATTGAGCTCGAGGAGCGGACGATTTCAAGCCTCGTCGTAAAGCCTGAAACTCCGATCAATCTGACGATTAGCGAAAACCTTTACGAGTACAACAACGACGTGCGGGTTAAGGTTACGGCGTCGTGGATTGCTCCGGTCGGCGCGACGAGCTACCTCGTGAGCTACAGGATCGACAACGGAAACGCAGTCCTCCTCCCGGAGACTCGCAACTCCGAGGTGGAAATCCTCGACGCTAGGGCCGGGCTTTATGAGTTCACGGTTTACGCGCTCAACTCCCTCGGCGCGCGGTCGGTCCCGGCTCTCGGCGTCCGGGAGATTTACGGGCGGAGCGCCCCTCCCGCGGACGTCGAAAACTTCAGCATGATCCCAAACCAGGGGCTTGCTTATCTGACTTGGGACAAGGCAATCGACCTCGACGTCCTCGTCGGCGGTACGGTTCGGATTCGCCATACTCCGAGGACGACGGGTCAACGATGGGCGGACGCGGTCGATATTCTCCCCGCTCTCGCCGGGACTCATACGAGCGCGCAAGCGCCGCTCCTCGCCGGGACGTACCTCGCCAAGTTTTACGATTCCTCCGGCGTCGCGTCCGATAATGCGGCGCTAATCGTTACAACGGTCCCGGAGGCGCTCGCTCTAAACGTCGTCGAGACCGTAACGGAAAGTCCGACCTTTGCCGGATCTAAAACGGCGCTCACGGTATACGAGCCGGTCAATGCGCTCATGCTGATTTCGGCACTTACGATCGACGAGCTCCTCGCGACCATCGACGAGGTCCCGCTTTTCGACTTTATCGGAGGGGTTGCTCCCTTTGGGGAGTATTTCTTCGATAACTCGATCGACTTGGGAGCCGTTTACCCGACCCGCCTGAAAGCCTTTATCGACTTTGAGGTCTACAATATCGGCTCGTTTATCGACCAACGGGCGGGCTTAATCGACACTTGGGCGGATATCGACGGGGAGAAAATCGACAACGCCAACGCCGTCGCCTACGTCCGGACCACCATCGACGACCCAGGCGCATCCCCGACTTGGACGGAATGGAAACCGTTTTTTGCCGGGTCGTACACCGCAAGAGCGTTTGAATTTAAGCTCATTCTTACGTCTACTGATTCGAGCGTAAACGGGCTTGTGAAGAGCCTCAGCGTATCGGTGGATATGGAAGATCGAACCCTAAACATCGGGAACCTGACCACGACCGCAAGCGGCGGACTCCGCGTCGATTTCGCCGAGCCTTTCCATACCTCGCCGGCCGTTGCGCTGACCGCTTTCGGCATGAGCTCGGGCGATTATTACGAGATCACAAACCGGAGCGCGACGGGATTCGACGTCTCATTCCGCAACTCGGGCGGCTCATTTGTCGCGCGGACGTTTGACGTTATCGCGAAAGGATACGGGCGGAAGCTCTCCGCCTAACGGAAGGAATTAACCTATGGCTCAGCATGATTATAACCTCGCAAATCAAACGGGACTCTCATTCCGAGCGGACCTCAACGCCGCGCTCGAGGCGATTGTCTCGAACAACTCGGGCGCAACCGAGCCGGCGACGCCTTTCGCCTATCAACTTTGGGTCGATACGAGCGCCGCTCCCGCGGTCCTGAAAATCAGGAATGAGACTAACACCGGATGGGTTACGCTCGGCGACGTGAGCGCCGCTAACCTGGGGCTCCTCCTCAAATCGGGCGGGACCATGACGGGCGCGCTCCTCGCCGCCGCGGGATCCGTCTCCGCTCCAGGCGTCGCATTTGACGGGGACGCCGATACGGGGGTGTACTCCCCCGCCGCTAACTCCGTTTCCCTTGCCGCCGGCGGGACGGAGGTCCTCCGCGGGTCGAGCTCCGGCGTCGAGCTCGTCGGGACGGGCGCAACCCGCCTCCCGGTCGGGACGACGGCGCAACGCCCGGGGACTCCGGTCGAGGGGCAAGTCCGGTATAACTCGACCCTTGCGACCTTTGAGGGATACAAGGCGGGCGCATGGTCTGAGATTGGCGCAAGCGCCGCGGGCTCTCGCTCCGGTCGTAACCGGATCATGAACGGCTCTTTTCAAGTCGATCAACGCAACCGCGGGGCGGAGGTAACGGCCGGATTCGACTACGTCGTCGACCGCTGGCGGGTCGGATCGAATAGCTTCACGGGAACTTGTGTCGTCGGGCAGAACAAAAACTCCCTGACCACGCTTCCCGACGGCTTTACAACCTACTTTGGAATGCAATTTACCGCGACGGCCACCATGAGCGGGAGCATTGCCTCGACACGTCTCGGCCACTATATCGAGGGGTATCAAGTCGAAGACCTCGCCTGGGGTGCGGCAAGCGCTAAAGCGGTAACGCTCTCGTTTTGGGTCCGCTCAAGCCTGACCGGGACGTTTGGCGGCAAGATTTCTAACTTCGCGGGCTCGCGGCAATACATTTTCGGATACACGATCAACGCCGCAAACACTTGGGAAAAGAAAACCATCACAATCGCCGGCGATACGGGCGGCGCGGGGACCTGGCTCAAGTTGAGCGACGCCGGGCTTTACCTCCAATTTTGCACGGGCGCGGGTGCCTCGCGTTTGATTGCTCCCGGATCTTGGGGAGCTATCGACGCGGACGGACCTATCGGGCAAGTAAACCTCTCCGAGACGCTCAACTCGACGATCTATTTTACCGGCGTTCAACTCGAGGCGGGGACGGTCGCGAGCGACTTTGAGCAAAAGCCTTTCATCGACGAGCTTGAGCAATGTAAGCGGTATTACCAAAAATCTTACAACTATCCGAACGGCGCCGGATCAACCAACTCGTCGGGCATTATCAACGGAAGCCCAGACGCTACCACCACCACGCGCCTCTTTATTCACGGTCAAACGCTTCCGAAAGAAATGCGAACCAACCCGACCCTGACAATCTACTCAGCGGGCGGACTCGTTAACGCGGTTTCGATCTACTCGAACAGCGCAACGACTCTCGCCGTCACGTCTATTTCCGCTCCCGGGACAAAAGCTATTGGAACCTATATTCAACTAGGCTCAGCGGCTAACAGCACGACTCACTACTCTTTCCACTACATCGCGAACGCGGATTTCTAAACTATGTATAAACTCACTCCGAACCCCGATATGATTTTTAGGACCACCGACTCCGCCTATATTCCGGCGGTCGAAGGAAATTACGATTACCAGGCATATCTAGCTTGGCTTGCCGCGGGCAATACGCCCGAGCCGGCCGAGGAGTAAACCATGGCGGAGGTCGCAATGGAGCGCGATTTAGGTCGGCATGACGCGGAGATTCTGGCCTTGAAAGAGGACGTCCGAGAAATGCGCTCGGACCTCCACGCGATCCGGGAGATTCTGGCCGAGGCTCGCGGCGGGTGGCGGGCGCTTGTCATGGCCTCCGGAGTCGCCGGCGCGGTCGGGGCGCTCATCGCTAAAGTCGGGATCGGCGTCTCGTGGCTGAAATAAACCTCGAGAGACTGCGAAAGCAACTGATCGACCACGAGGGTCTGAGGAATAAGCCTTACCGCTGCACCGCGGGCAAGCTCACGATCGGCGTCGGGCGCAACCTTGAGGCGGTCGGGATCTCGACGACGGAGGCGCTTTACCTCCTCGACAACGACCTCGAACGACTCATCCGCCAAATGCGCGCCGAGCCTTGGTTCCAGGCGGTCCGGGACAACGAGGTCAGGCAACGCGTCTTGATTGATATGGCTTTTAATATGGGGCTTGCCGGGCTCAAGACTTTCAAGCGGACGCTCGAGGCGGTCGAGGACGGGGATTTCGAGCTCGCATCGCAAATGATGCTGCAAAGCAAATGGTCCGGCCAAGTCGGAAAACGAGCAACCCGCCTTGCCGCAATGATGCTCTCAGGACAAGATTCTACCGAACCAACCAAAGGATAAATTATGCAATACCTTATCGTCATCTCCCAATACCTCGCCGCCCATTGGCTCGAAATCGTCGGATACATTGCGACGACTCTCACGGGGCTCTATGGCCTGGCTCTCCTGATCCCGGGCGAGCAACCCGACAAAGCGATCAAATTCCTCCTGACGATGACGGAGAAAGTCTCCCGTAAATGATGCAAGCGATTAAAGGGATTGCGACGATCCTGGGGCTCATCCCCGGGATCAAGTCGCTCCTCGACCGCGCTATCGGCGTTTACCTGCAAGCCTACCTCGAGGGGATGCGGGACCAGAACCGCGAGGCGATCAAGCGCGCCGTTGCGCTGGCCGATCAACGCGAGCTCGAAAAGGTCATCAACTCCCCGACCGCGGGCGAGCTCTCGGGGATCTCGGGGACCGAGGTCCGGGACTCTCTCCCGGGGGTAAAATGATTCGCGCCTTTGTCATTCTCGCCGCCGCCGTTATCGCCTCCGGGTGCATTACCCGGGCGGAAATCAAGGCGTCGCTGTGGCTCAATAACGGAATCCCGGAGGAGGTTTGCTCGCGCGAGCCGAGCCTCCGGGACCATGGGTTTTACAGGCGTTTGAATGATGGGAAACTTGAGTTTATTAGTTTCTGCTCTCCAGACGCCTCCCGTTGGATTTCCATTTACGACGCCGACCTCGAAAAGATTCTCGACGAAACCCTCCCCGACAAGCCTTGAGAGCCTATCCTCGGGGATTGGTCGTTTTCTTTTCCAAAACGCTCATGCTCCAATTTCCGGGTGAGCCAAACGACCGACACGCATGAGCTCGTCCAAGCCTTGAAAGACTTAGCCTTGGAGCTCGGGCGGACGCCGACGCGAGCGGAGTTTTGCGCCAAGGTCGCGGGCGGTAATTACCGCCTCTCGAAATTCGGACCATTCGCGACGCTCCTCCAGGCGGCCGGGCTTGAGACCTACGACGAGCGCCGGCAACAATCGAAAAAGCGTTTCACGCGCGAGGCGGTTTTCGGCGCGGATATCGTCGAGACCGTCGCCGCTCACGTCCCGCGCGTCGTCGACTCCCGCCCCGAGGATTTCAAGCCGATCCTCGTAATCGGCGACACTCATTTCCCTTTCGTCCACAAGCCGACCCTGGAAAAGATTTACCGCTTCGCGGAGAGCGAGCTCGGCAAGACGCCCGGGTATATCGTCCAGGTCGGGGACCTGATGGATCAATTCGCTCACTCGCGCTTCCCCGCCTCCCGGTCGATCTATCGGCCGGACGAGGAAATGCAACTCGGGCGCGATATGGCGGAGGAATTTTGGAAGACCCTCCAGGCCGCGGCGCCTGGCTCGCAATGCTACCAAATCATGGGGAACCATGACGTCCGCGCGCTCAAGCTCATTCTCTCCGCGGCGCCAACGCTCGAGAGCCTGATTAAGGACTCGATCTCCAAGCTCTATGAGTTTGAAAACGTGACGACGATTTCCGATTACCGCGAGGAGCTCGTCATTCAGGACGTCATGTTTCATCACGGGTACATGACGAGACCCGGACAAGCCCGCGACCACGTCATGCAAAACATTGCGACGGGGCACACTCACCGCGGCGGTGTCTATTACCGCGCGCTACGGGACCGGGTGATATGGCATTTAGACGCCGGCTATTGTGGCGACCCGGAGAGCAAGGCGCTTTCCTATACCGCGCAAAAGACGACGGGTTGGACGTTAGGTTTTGGTTTTATCGACCAATACGGTCCGAGGTTCATTCCGGCATGATCAACCCCGACAATTACCCGAAGCTCATTACGGTCGGCGACGAGACCTATCACGTCTGTTTTGCGCGCAAGCTCAACGACGGAGACCTCGGCTTTTGTGATTCCGATATGAAACTCATTGCCATTTCCCGGGACCAGACCCCGGACGAAATGCTTTGCACGTTTTGGCATGAGATCCTACACGCGGCGGAATTCTCGCTCGGGATTGACCTGGGGCATCCCAAGATTCAAAAACTTGAAGTCCTTTTAGCGCAAGTCTCGCTCGATCTCATGCGCTCCCAGGGGGTTAAGGAGTGAGCGGAGTCGCCGACTTCGAGGCGTACCGCCGCCGCGCCGAGCGCATGGAAGCGCTCGAGCGCGTACTCAAGCGCGCCCGCGACGTGTTCGCCGCCTCCCGCTCCGGTGTACCGGATATCATGCGCCATGCGCTCGGCGAGCTATGCGCCGCGATTATCGAGGTCGACAAGCTCCCGCCGCGGGCAATCTCGCGGGACGACTAAACGGGGCAATAACCCGCGCCCGTTACCCTCTTTCGCCGCGGGCTTGCCTCGATTCCCATTCCAGGACGTCGTCGAGCTTGTAAAGGATCCGGTTCCCGAGGCGATGGTATTTCGGACCCCGGTTCGCATAGCGCCAATTCGAAAGGGTCCGGAGGCTAATGCGCCCGCGGTAACGCTCGACGAGCTCCTCCGGGGTAATGAAATCGGAGCTCAAGCGGGTGGGGCTTTCGGACTCGGGGGGAAAGTCTTGCGTCACGCCTCCCATATTCTCACCGCGCGGGGGCCGGGGGAAACGGGAGGCGGACAATTTCAAATTATGATTTCCGATTGAGCGCGCGGGCGCTTCCGATAAGCGATGTTACGTAATCCTGGGCGGCGGGTTGCCGGTAACTTTTTCCCACTGTCCGCTGTTAATCACCTGCAACAGTACACGCTTCGATTGGCAACTCAGGCATGGCGACACGGGTCCGCACCAGCTCGGGTCGTGGTCGAGGCGTGCGGCGTTTTCCGCCACACTCAGCAGAAGCGAGAGGGAGGTCTTCAGCGCGGCGTTTTCCGCATCCGCCTCGTGCCACAAGTCCATGGCCACGTTAGCGCCCTTAACTAGGCGTTCCCGCTCCGAAAGCTCCCCTTTCAGAATCCCATTTTTGAAACCTGCCTTGAAGGCGTTCAGCGCCACGGCTTTATCAGAATTTCCAGGAACGTTTTTATCGACATAGTTTTTCGCCTGCTTAGCGACAAACTTCTCAAAAGTTTGGTCTTCCAATATTTCCTCAGTCTGAAGCTCAGCAATGACTGGCGCACAATCATGTACTGGCGACGGGTATGGCTCGTTGCAGGCTCTACAAATCGTTGCGCTCATTTTTGGCCTAACGCCGCTTTCGCTATAGCAGACGGGCTAGGGTCTGTAGTGCAGTCGCAACCACAGCCACACCACCAATCCATATCTGCGATGTCCCGCAGAGAATTTTTTAATGCGGCGTTTTCAGTTTCAAGTCTCTTAATCTCTGGAATCACCCAAGGCGCAACGTCTACGTCTGGTCTAACACGGTCTGATAGGCTCATTTCCCCTCCAGCGCATCCTTGGCAATCGCCTGATACGCCTCGTCCAAGTAGCCTTTAAATGACGACTGTGCAACATCGCCCTTGGCGATCTGTTCAAGCGCCTCCCGTAGGCGGACGATCTCTTCGGTCAGAGCCCGACGCTGCTCGCGCAACTCTAGGTTCTGTTCCAACAAAAATCGCGTGCCACTACCCTCGTCGCTCATTTCCCCTCCAGCGCGGCGCGGGCTTTCTTTGTATTAGCGATTAGCTCAAGATCGCCCTCATAGGTCAGTGTATGATAAAACGTGGGGTCAAGGCCCGGTGTCAACGGTTTATCGGGGCGGTACAATTGCTCGGCGGCTTTTAGGGTAAAGGCTAGGGCCTCTCTAAGCGCGGCGTTTTCCGCTAGCAATAACTCGAACGCTTCCCGATCACACGGGCACATAATATCCTCGCAGTAAGGCAATTCTAAGCGCTTTAGACAACCCAGTTCGTGGTTCATTTTACGTCCATCGGCGACCCGTCGGGAGCGAAGAGCCTCCGTCTTTTCCGCGGCTCGGCGAGGCGCTTCTGCAAGAGCAACCTAATATCCTCGAGCTCAACGCTTACGCCTCGAATCAGGTAAGCGAGAATCAGAAAGACAAAGAAACTTAGAAAGTCTTGCATTCGGAAAACTCCAACGCGTATTGCGCAACGGCTTGCGCCTCTACCCAGGTCGGACCCCTTGCAATTTCGCAAAGCGCGACCCGGTAATCCAAATAGGCGTTCACCGCCTCGACAATCAAGTCGACGTCCGCGCGCGACCCATAGACGCGGACCTTTCCGCCATTGGCGCCGGTCAAAAGATAGCCGCCGCCCCTCCGGTCCGGTTTCGCTTCAATCGTCCAAGACGTCTCCATTGCGGGCTCGGGATTGTGGCGGGTCATTGCTCCCCCTCTTTGAGAATCCGCCCCTTAGCAAAATGCCTATCAAACACGCCCGCCTCGCTCGTGAAGCGGACCCAGACCATTTCTCCCTTAATCTTAATCACCTCGCCAACGTGCTTTGAAGGATGAGAGCTCGAGCCTTTGCCGGCCGAAACTCTCAGATGACGGACCTTATCCCCAACCTTCAACTCTTGAGCATTCATTCCCTAACCTCCTCAATTTTCTTTGGACGCTTCCTCAAGCGCCTGGGCAAACGCCCGGACTAGTGGCTCCCATTCTTCACGCGGTAGGAGCGCCTGGCTCCGTCCGCTACCGTTAAAATACCAATCGTCGAAAATGCTATTAGCGACCTCGAATGCCTTGGTCATTGCTCCCCCTCTCGGACGACGTGCTTCTCGCGGAAGCGCCGATCGAAAATCCCCGCCTCGCTTGTGAAGCGGACCCAAATCCAACCGTTAGAAATTTTTGTGACGACGCCCGCGACTTTCGAAGGCTTGCGGGGACGGTCGCTCCCGCTCATGACTCGCATATGCCGGACGCGGTCGCCGACTTTGAGGTCATTGCTCATAGTAAGCCGCCTCGGGGAGCAAGTTTTTCGGGAGGAATTGCCGGTCAAACTCCCCGCGCTCGCTCTTGAACCGGACCCAGACCCAACCGTTTTTCTTCCGGATCACCTCGCCGGCGACCTTGGACGGGACGCGCGGATCGACTTGTCTTGCGCCTTGCCGGAGGTAGCGGACGCGGTCGCCAATCTTGGCCGATTCATACGTCAGCATTTGACCGCCTCCAGAACTGCGCGTGCCGCGTTCAAGCGCGACTCGAAGTCACCCCAGGTGCGCGTGACCGGGAAGCGCGAGATCTCATCCAGCGTCTTCCTAAGCAGCTCGACCGACACCTTCAGCGACTGGTTCTCTAGCCTGAGCTGATCCAGCTCGACCAGGATCGCTGGTCCCATGTTCACATCATCCAAGCTCGCCATCTCAGTGGTCCTTCCGGCAGCGGCAGGGATTGAACCAGCACGCCACGCACCGCTTGGCGCGCAC